TAGGGTTATCTTATGATCAGCGGACCATCCGCTGAACGAAATATATTTATACTCCAGACGATCCAAATCCATTAGTCCCACGACTTGTGTTTGTATCGTTCTGATCTACTTTAATCAATTCTACATGGGGAACTTCTTTGATAACCATTTGTGCTATCTTGGCACCCTTGTGTAGCGATATGACATTCTTGCCGCTATTGTATAGGATGACTTTTATAGTGTCTCTATAACCAGCGTCAATGGTTCCTGGCGTATTAACTATCATTAGTCCCTGTTTAGCGGCTAGACCGCTTCGGGGACGTATCTGGGCTTCCCATCCGATAGTGAGGTGGATTACCACTCCAGTATCAACTATGACCCGGTCGCCAGGAAGAATGTCAGCAGGAACTATACTACAAAGATCAAATCCAGCATCTGACTGATTGGTTTTAGCTGGCATGATAGCATCAGGTGACGCTAAGTATATTCCAAATGTCTTTGGGGTTATAGCTGAAAGAAACCCTTCCACGAATCCCGACATATTATAAATCCCCTGTCTTGTTTGAGTATCTATCTACTGCTGCCTTTCTAATAGATAGTTTATTTGACTTGTTTAATTTCTCGAACGCTTCTCGGTCTGACATCTTGAGCCACGTCTTTATCGACATAACGGCGTCAAATATGTTCATATCATATCTAGCTACACAGTGCGTTACCATCTTGTTGTAAGCTACTTTAACTATACTGTGAATTTTATTAGGAGTTACCTTATACGCCCTCGCTATTTCTTCGTAAGTGTATGTCTCTCTGCGAGTGTTTTTCATTTGGTAGCTCCTGTGCCAGCTTTCTTCTCTTTATATTCATTAAGAGCGTCTATAGTGGCTTTTGATTGGGTTTCTTGTTGAGTTTCTCTGGCATCTGATAATCTCATGTAGTCGTAGTCAACATGTATGACAAACTTTGCTCCGTTGCGGGACCAACGGCTCTTAGCTACTGTCCAGTGCATAAGATTGTTTTGATCACCAGATTCGTCTCTCGTGACCATTATCATTACATCCGCTGACATTGGAATACCCATTGAGTCACTTGTCTTTTCCAAACCAACATCATTAGTCTTATAACCTTCGCGATTAAGCTGGACTGCGGAGAATACTGGAATCTTATGAAGCGACGAGACTGCCCTCAACTCTTCAGATACCGTCTTCATTCTACCATATGTATTGTCAGAGAACGACTTTCCGTTTGGAATCATTAAACCGATATAGTCAACTACGATGAAATCTGGCTTGAAGTTCTTCTTGAGTTGTAGCTCACGAAGAAGTGCTAATATGGTATTGGCGTTCAGATACCCAGGAGCATATTCTTTGATAAGGAATCTACCCACTGGTGGGATAGTCGGATCTGTTCGGTTAGCTTCTTCTCTCTGTGAGCGATAGGCGAGAATGCGACGAGACAACTCATCAACATCGGATGTTAAGTCGCTCATCTTCGTTTCGGTTAGATTTGAGTCAATGCGGTTAGCGAGAAGATGTTCGTTAATCTCAAGGGTAATATACAGTGCGTTATACCCTCTATCTATTAGCTTGGCAGTTATATCACCCATTATCAGAGTCTTACCGACGTTGGTTGCGGCACCAAATATAATAAGCGACTTATTTCTCCAACCTCCGCCGATAGCTTCGTCAAGTTTATTAAGCCCCGATGGAATAACGGTAGCTGGATTTCTAAGTTCTTCCATACGCATCTTCAAATCTTCAAAGTAGTCGATGCCAAGGTTATCGTCAAAGTTGATTTCAGTAACCTTCATAACCCTTGACACCGCTTCATCCATTTTACCTTCTTCCATCAAGTGAACGGCGTCTACCATTGCTGCTTCAAGTTTCTTACGTTTAATGAATACCTTTGTCTCATCGCTTACCCACGTTGCGAAGTCCTTAACATCATCGAGAGAGCGACACTGTTGTATTGAGTCAATACATTCGTCAATTCTCTCTTGATCATTTTTCAGGTACTTAGGAAGTAAAGACTGTGTTATCTGATCTATTGTTGGTATCTTATTATATACAGCATAGAATCTATCTATCACATGTATAACCTTACCTACAGAATCTTCGAAGAACTTGTGTTCAAGTTTATCTAGATACTTTGCAGTATATGCTACATCGGATAGAAGTGCTTTTAGTATATATAGTTCGGTGTTATCTGGCATCAGGTTTCCTTTACGTAAGTATAAGCTATATCGTCAGATAATCAATCCCCCTTCTCGTCTGGTTCGTTATCAGTCTCGGGAATTGCTGAATTTCCTGTTGCTGAGCCGTATACTGAATATTGTAACTCTTCGCTTATCTTCTTATCCAATTCAGGAAGTATTGGTTGCCAAATTTCGTCAGTATAAAGGTCCTTTGCCCATACTAGCTTATCAAGATGCTTTATGTTCCACCTCGACCCAGAAGCTTCAATGAATCCGTACTTTACAGCATCTTCGAGAAGACCCTGATATGGAAGAAGACCCTCTTTGAAGTTGATAAACGCTTCCGATGTCATTCCTTCAGGTACGAAGCGGTTCTTCATAGTCGTAAATACCATACGGTTTCCGACTTTTATCTTTGATGTGCTGTTGTCAACTGCGCTCTTTTGTTCATTCTTAACACTATACTTCTTAATGCCAAGCATATATGAAACCATGTAGATAAATCCGTTGCCGCCCTTGGGGATTTCGGTTGGTGGAATCTTGGGGTTCTGTGCTGGCTTCTCATACGAGTGATTGGTTATGAGCATGGCTGCGTTACAGTTTGCTATTGTCTTCTGGAGAATACGGGAAGCAGCACAATACTGCTTAGCACGCAATCCCATGTCCTGAGCCGTCCCGCCTTCTTCTGTATCAGCTATTTCCTTTTCAGTTAGAAGGTTAGCCAAAGAGTCAGTAACAACAAGCCACTTTTTATCTGGATGATCTGCGTGGAGTTTAGTCAACATGTTCTGAATGTCCGTCTTCCACTCGTTGATTGTATTGATCTTTACAACGCCTACTTGGTTCACGTCTATACCAGCACTTAGAAGATCCGGAACAGAATATGCGTTCTCGGTATCATATACAATGACACCATATCCAACTTTCTGCGCTTCCCGTATCACGTTCTTACATACATAGGTCTTACCAACACCGGGTAATCCAACTATTCCTGTTAATCTACCGTGGGCGATTCCCTTGAAGTAAGATCCCGATAGTATCTTATTAAGAGAATAACAACCAGTTGATATAAACGAATCAACGTTGGGAAGATCGGCTTCGTCCATCATTTCTATTTTGGAGTTTTTATTATTAGACGCATATGTCTTAAATATGCTACGGAAGTCCGTTTTAGATTCAGTTTCTGATTTTTTGCTTTTAGCCATATATATCTCCTGTATGGTTCTATTATCTTTGGGGTTACGGATTAATCAAACTCTTTTCACCACTGGAATAGACTTGCGGTGTCGTGGCAGTTGAAGTCTGGCATACGCCAGTTGAGCAACTGGAAGAACCTATCAAGTGGATTCTGGACAGATACTTCAAATTGGCGGTTTCTGTCGAGCGACTCTTCAAATCCTTTGTTCTTAATCCACTTATCTTTCCAGCCGAATACGTCATGTTGCCAAGCTCTGTTGGCTTTAGAATAAACAAACATCATTTTGTCGCCGTCGTATATTTTATCGTATAGTTGCTTGATGTCTGGATTCTCGTCAAGCATATCATTATAAAGAAGAGATGCTCGGACCTGAATTGGGGTTGATTTAAAGCCACCTTCTTCTACACGCTTCTCACCATATTTGGTGATGTTATTTGCTGCTCTTGGGAACGCTATAACGTGTGGTTCTGCGTCCATGAAAGATGAATGTACCTTTCTAATCTCTTCAATAGTGTAGTTTTCGTCAAGCTTGATTAGAATGTCCTTAACTATCTGCTTGAGTTCATTACGAACAAACGATGGAGTTGAGGATCTGACGATATCGAATCCAGTTACCTTGAGTCTCTTCTTTTCTTCTAACTCAACTCCTTCAATGTTCAATACCCACATGACATACTTTTTACGTTCTAGAAATATTGCTCTTGGGGCAACTGCTTCTCTCTTAAAGAATATAAGATTCTCTGGGCAATTAAAGTGACCAACTGTCAATGACTTCATGGCATTGTTAATGATGTTACCAACGAAGTTTTGAAGAGACTTGGATTTATCTTCCAAATTCTCTCGTTCTCTCTGAATTATCTTTTCAACTTCATCCTTGTTGCCTTCAGCGATAAACTTCTCTAGTATTTTCGCTGCTTCAGTTGTACCAGCAAGAAGATTCTGAGTAATCTCTTCTGTTAACTCATTGTTGGTCTTTTCACTGTTATATATAATAAGATTCTTTACGGCTTCTTGATTCTTGCTTTCAGCATCGTAACCCATAGACTCAAATATCTTACCGAAGTCAACATAAATCGAATCTGTGTCAGCATATATAACAGTTTCTTCCGCTACTTTAAGTGGCTTATATTTCTTATTGTCCAGCCACTTTTGACTATTAAAATATCCCTTAATAGAGGATTCGGTTGTCATGGTGATGTATCTCGCTGACATCGTAACCGCCACAGCGTTATCCCAATCGAAGAATCTCGAATAAGGAGTTCCGAGATACCCGTAAACGCTGTTGATAAGAATCTTATAGTTTAGCTGAATGGCGTGCCAATACTCTGCTTTTACTTTGTCGCGGTTCTTTTCGGCTTTAATCATTTCCTTCTTAGCTGCTTTACGCTTATCGAACCATTCCTTAACGAATCGAGGGATAATGCCCTGTACTTCGGTCTTGAAGATAGCACCATTAGCCGCTAGACACCACTTCTTTGACTTAATAACATCTGCCAACTCCGAGCGCAATATAGGCTGATTTAATAGTCTAGTTTCCTTATCTTCTGATTCTTGACCAGCTATCATCTTCATGATGGGCTTAACGTCGGAAGCGTCAATCATTCCAATCTTTGTTTCTGGTGAGATGTTCCATCCCATCATAATGGATGGATACAATGATGTAGCATCAAAGCTCAGTACCCACTTGTGTAAGCCAGCTATTGGCTGTTTAACATATCCGCCGATGAATTTCTCTGGATGTAGTTTCATCTTCTCTATGGTGGCTCGGTTAACGTCAGGGAGAACAACCTTTTCTTCGGCTAGTTTAGAAAGAAAGGCACCATCGAGAACACGGGTGGTCTTTTGATACTGCTCAAACGGAACGCGACAGCCATAACAGAATGTAATAAGAAGCGAAATAAACTTCTTCTTGTCTTCAAGCTTCTTAAGAAGACGAACGTCTTGTACGTTATACTCTACGTACTTTTGCCACTGGTTGTTATAAAGGTCCGTTAGAGAACCTTCAAATTCATCCTTTGTTTCCCCTAATTCCATCTGAGCAATGTGCCCAAGCTTCCAAGATTCTTGTTCGGAGAAAGTGTAGTTCTGATAAATTTCAAGCATGTCGAGACAGTTAATACCAACAATTTCATACTTATCTTCTATCTTCTCGTCTTCTCTTTGGTGCTTCTTGCGAATTATGCCCATTGGACTTATATCCGCAGCACCGTCTTCTACAACCCATCCCTTTTCGTTCTCTTCGTAACCGAATAGCTTGCGGCACCTATTGACAATATACGGAATATCAAACCCATTAGAGTTCCAGCCAGTCATAATATCAGGATGTTCTTGCTTGGTCCATGACATATATGCTTTAAGCATCTCGTCTTCACGGGAGAATATATATTTTTGACAAACTTCTCCTCTTTCCTTGATAAACTTATCGTCAAAGTCTTTTTCAGCAAATATAAAGAATTTCTTGTGCTTCGTTGACCATACTGTAATTATCTTTATGGGGAAGTTAGCATGCTCAGGCTTTGGGAAGCCTTCTTCTGAGTGAACTTCGATGTCAAGATAATGGATATCGAAATCTGGGACCTTAAGCTCCATACCCATGTAATGATCAATAATAAACTTGTTTTCTATGGATATGTCAGATTCAAAGAGTGACTTTCCCCACTCACCGTATTTTGTAATCTTATCTTTATGTTGCCGCCAAGAGGGAGATTCTATTCTACGGGCTGGGTCGCCATAAATGGTCCTATACTCAGAATCAGTGTTAGTGTCTTGGATGTAAAAATAGAGAGGGGCTGGTGCCGATCTCTCTATTTTTTGATTATTTTCATATTCCCAGTAGGTTAGTTTACTGTGCTGTTTGTCGAAGTGAACATAGCTATACATATAGATTCTCTCCCACTATCATAACCTATATCTTCTATAAGTCAACTGCTGGGATATTTATCTATTTTTCGTACAGAGATTTATATAGTCCTATATTTTCTTCGTTTTCAAGCCAGCGTTTTTCTAGCTCTGTCTTGCCAGCATCAAGGGTTCTTTGCCACACGTTGTTATCCTTGAAGTGCTGCATTATTGCCGTATACCATATATCCATTTTATTCTCTAAAGTACAAGAATTAGCTATCAGATCATACGGACCACACTTATTTCCTATTGACGATGCTATAGTTGGTATACCTAACGCCGAGTACTCAAGCAGCTTTAGGTCACTCTTCCCATAGTTAAATTGTATATCAAGGATGGGAGATATGGCAACGTCAGCGTCTATTGCGTCTAGCTTTGAGGCATATTCGTATACATTTGCCCAATCGTGGAACTCAACCATGCCGTCCAATTCAAATGGCTTACATCCGAAGAATACCCACTGTATTTCTTTATGTGTTTTTCTGATGAGTGGAATAAGGAACTCTAAGTCGCCACCCTTACCGAGATGTGATGCTGAACCAGCCCAAAGTACTCTGGGCTTGCCACTCTTGTCCTTACGGCGCTTCTCTCTTTTTCCACATCCTCCCCATAGATACTTGGGAAGATAGTTAGGAATGACTACGGCATTGTTTATCTGGTAGTTGTCTTCGTAGTACTTCTTCAGGTAGTTTGTGGAGAACGTAACCATATTAGACATCCTAAAGATATCTATTAGGTTATTCTTTCTGGATGGGGTATAAAACTGATATGCGAGGATGTTATTGGGGGTTATACCGTGTACAAGATCATCCAGTTCATAGGCTATCTTTCCCCTTGGATTATGTTTAGCTAACTGTAGCTTATATTGAGTTATTATCTTCTTTTGGGCGTCGGTTACTTGTCTTTGGAAGCGAATCCAGTTGGATCTACGCAAATAGTTCATATCATAAAAGAACGAATAAAACTCAGATATATGAAATTCTTGGTGTTTGGCAGCAAGGAACCTAAATGGCAGGAATGTCCTATAGAAGCCGCATCCGTTCTTATCGGATGGAAAGAGTAGTAGGGATTTTGGCTCAATCTTTTGCATTATTTCTCCATAAATATATTTCTTATGCTATAATAGATTATAACAGATAATATTATTTAACAAAGGATAAACCACATGAGCGAACATAAAAAGAGAATTCTCCGCAAGAGACACG